CCGCCGTAGTGAAAGGCACCGCCAGAGGTTCCGTTCTGCCCGAGAGCGAACGGGGAACCGCCACCGCCGGGCGCGGTAACGAATCCGCCGAAGCTTGAAGCGGTACCGGCGGATCCATTGACGTTACCGTTGCCGCCAGCACCGCCAGCACCCACCACGATGGTTTCAGAGGCACCAAGAGCGGAAGCGCTGATGACCGACTCGCTGTACGCACCGCCACCGCCACCGGCGGACGAGAACAGCTCAGTCTGGGAAGCACCGGCACCGCTGGTACCGCCAGCACCGCCACCACCCCCGATGGCGCGCACCCGGATACGAGTGAGGCCGGGAAAGCTGGCCTTGGTGAACGTGCTTGTGCCCGGTGTGGCCACCACGGTCATCGACTGAAGGCCGACGGATGACCGGTTGAACGTAAGGTTTCCCGACGAGTCAATCGAAAAGAACGTCGAGTCGACGCACACCTTTGCCACGATTGCTTCCTTTCAATCCACCGGTGAGATACCGGCACGAGTCTACCCGGTCAGACCGGTGAAACGTCCGACCAGTAGGGCGTCTGGGCGGGGTCTACGATGCTGCCCGTCGACAGGTGAAAGTACGGTCCACGGTACGTGGTGGATGTCGTCGTCGTCGTGAACTCAGTGGCCGTATCAGTGCGCGCCGCGATGATCTGGCTGGCACTCACCCGCAGCTCGAACCTCATGAGCTGCCCTGCCACCGGTGCCGTCGTAGTCACCACCGTGCCCAGCGGCGTACCCGCCTGCACACCAGGATCGTGACGGAAGATCTGCATATCCCCGTTACCGCGCATCACCAGGTGATAGCCGCCGACGGCGGGGCCGCCCACCTCGTTGAACCAGTAGTAGGCGTCCGTCGCACGGCAGAACGCCATCCCGCTGTGAAACGTATTCGGTGACGGCAGAGTGTTCCACCTCATGGCGAACTTGATCGTATAGCTGGATGGCGCGGGAACCTTCGCCATGGACCCCAGCATGAACGAACGCTGCGTCGGCGTGGGGAAGAAGACCTCACCGCCCACCGTGTACGACACCTGGTGAACCCGGGACATCCCGATACGGCCGAAGTTCCCAGGGGCCTTCACCTGGCTGGCGAAGTCATCCGCAGTGAGCGCCTGCAAGCCGGTAAAGTTCGCGGTGTCAGTCCGGGTAACGTAGTCGACCTGGCTGCACATCATGCCTTTGACGCCCAGGGCCGACAGGCGCGTCACATCGCTGCGGCGATGCACTTCCCAGCACATGACGGGCTTGCCACGCGCCACGAACCTGGACACCTGCGCATCACTGGATTCAACCGGAAGACCCCACATGGTGATGTTGGGATCGGCCGCGTTCAACTGCGCGTCAGTGGTCGTATCGGGCGTCTGCGCGTACCCCCACGTCTCATATCCAAGAGCCCTCATGGTGGCGTGCGCCGGGTTGTCGTATGGCATTTTCCACACCACGGACAGCCAGGCCTGCGGGTAGTCCGTCAAAAGCCTCTGAAGGGGTTGGATGGCGTGGTTGGACTTCGGCTCGATGAAAATCACACACTTGCCGAAGAACCGGTCAAGCAGAGCGCGTACCGTGCTGATCGACTGCGGTTCCCAGCCAGCGCCGAGGAAATCGCTCTCGTCCGTCTTGGCGTGGTTGCGGATGGCCGCCCAGGTCTGACTAAGGGTGGTTCCGGTGCCCGTGGTGGTGCGGTCCAGGGTGGTGTCATGGATGGCGATCAACGTCTTGTCGGCGGTGATGTTGGCGCTGATCTCGATAGCCGGAACGCAGCCGTTCGCCTTCATAACAGACGCGGACGCATCGAAGGCCACTTCCGTCATCTCGGGGTATTCGCCACCACTGCCACGGTGCGCAACATACGCAACGGTCTGGGCAAGCCAGTCCGCAACGGTGTACGCCTGAGCGATGCCCTGAGGACCCTGAGGCCCTGTAGCACCTGTTGCGCCAGTCGGTCCGGCTGGACCTTGAGGCCCTGTGGCACCCGTTGCGCCCGTTGCGCCCGTTGCGCCCGCTGGCCCCTGAGGTCCCGCCGGACCCATAGCGCCGGGCGGGCCCTCGGGACCTTCAGGCCCTGCGACACCCTCAGGCCCCTCGGGGCCAACCATCGTCCGGTTGGTGGTGCTGCGGGCCTGGCGGGCAGTGTTGCGCAGCATCCCGGCCAGGGGGTTGCCGGGAATCTGCTTGGCGGGACTGCTGTACGAACCCACTATCCGGTCACCTCAAGATTGTCGCCGGTCGATGCCACCTGAACGGTAACCTTTTCGCCGTCCTCGTCTTCCGTCACCTGAAGACCGGTTATCTTCAGACGCTGCGAAATCGTCCGGCATGTGCCATCCGTGGTCACATCCAGACACCAGCCGGGTACCAGTTTGGTGATGTCCACGGCGGCCGTGGGCGACAGAGTCACCTGGCTGGTGTCGATATGAACGGGGACGCCAAGGGATGTGGCCAGACGGGCCTGTGCGGCCTGATCCGCAGCGGCTTGAGTGGTCAGTGTGTTCTGCTCTACATAGCGTTCCAGAAGCCCGTAGTAGGCGTTCGTACCGCCAGCGGTGCCGACGATGGACGGATTGGACTGGCCCGCCGACGTGGAACCGGCGACGATCACCCGGGTGGCGAGACTCGCCCCGTCCTCAGCGACGGACAGACCGGCTGGAAGGTCTTCATCCGACAGGCGGCCGACCACCTCACAGAAGCCGTCAGGCAGGATCACGATGTTGTTACCAACAGCCGTGAAGTCCAGGCCCGTATCAGCCAGGTCACGCAGATGATCCGCGCTCTGGCCGATGTTCTGCTCATAAGCGCGTCCGCCCAGGATGCCCGCATCACCCACCACGGTCACCGTGTGACCGGGATCGTCCGGCGCAAGGGCGTCCTCAATGAGCTGCCTGGCGATCTCGGTGATGTCCGTGCCGGTGAACGTCAAGTCCTGGTGGGGCACCCGTCGGTCCATGAGGCCGATGATGTCGATGGCGTCAATCTCAACGTAGTCCCGCTTCCACGCCACGTTGACGATGAAGCCTGACCAGACGAATGACCCGCCACGATAGATGTTGAGGATGTTGTTCCAGGAACGGATGTTGCCTAGCTGTGCGCAGCAGTCCGGGCCGGACACGCCAATCTTCACTGACGCTGTGGACGAGTCGTTGATCAGCCTGGACCAGGAAACGTATGTCAGGTCCCCCGAGCTGGCCACGGTGCCGCCAGAGCGGCTTGTGATCGTGTACGAGTGGACCTCAGTGCAGCCGAGAGCCATGTCAGTACCCCCTGCCGGACACACTAAGACTGAACGTAGCATCCGCGCCTGGCGGGAATGAGGGATCCGAGGTGAGGCAGACGCAGTACTGCGCACAGCCGAGTTCAGGAATGGTCACCGGGCCACCCTCATTGCTTCCGTACACGGTGGTAGCCGCCTCGCAACTGCCACCGCAGTCCGTGGTGGTGCGTCCCGATTGGCCGTCGATGGTGATGCTGCTACCGGCCGGAATGTAGGTGACGAAAAATTCGGCCGCCGGATTGCACCGGTTGGCGTCAGCGATCTGATCGCACGTAAGCGTGGTTTCGTTGGGCTTTTCAAAGAACGTGATGCCCACGTTTCGCAGGTCCGTCACACCAGCCGTCAACGTCATTACCGGCACGTCCGAGGACCACTCTGGACGGGTCGACAGGTCCACCGTATAGCAGGCCCGCTCAGGTGCCAGGGGAATGCAGAACGGGGACGATGGTGCCGTTGGCTGGGGTGGGGTGGCAACCGGATTCAACGGATCCGCGCACGCCGAGGACGATCCGGCCGACGTGCACTCTGCGTGGACACAGTCCCCTGGCTGGCACTGAACCGGATCTGGAACGTCCAGGCAAGGGTTGGGGCCCGAAAAGTCCCACACGCACCCACCAGCGCCTGACGTGTCCCATTCGATGCACTTGTTCGGGTCCACGTTGGCAAGACACCACTCAACGCACGCACCCGTACCGCCGATCGGCAGGCCGACGTCAAGCAGAGGCGTCGGTGCCGTCCATGGGGTGGGGTTGGCAGCCGTGATGATGAACTCAACCTGGATGATGTCACCGTTGGCACCGCAGTTGCCCCGGGCGCAGCTACCGCCGGATCCCACCCTGGCCGTCACGGTGGGCCCGGACACGAGCGCGGTACGCCGGAATGTGCGCTTGTGCTGGGCTTCAAGCTGCGCCTGAGTGAGGACCGTGTCGGGGCAGCAGTTGAACATCTCAAAGCAGCCGCCGTCGCAACTGTCGGCGTCACAGCCCGCTAGGGCTTCAGCCAGCCAGTGAAGGCCGTAGTCGGATGCGCAGCACGATGCGCCGATCAGTAGACCGGTCACGGTAATGGTGCGGGGAAGCTGTCTCTTGGGTCCGAATACGCCACCACCGCCAACTGAATTGGTGACGCCCCGGGTCTGAGTGGATCCGTCGATACCGTCGACGGTGAGTGGCATGAAGCCCAGGAAAAGGCCTGACTCTGGTACGGCGGTGTCGTACCAGGGCGCGGGATCCAGCGTCGGCGTCTGGTAGGCGGTGACAGGGTTGCCCGCACTATCGACGGCGCCGAGGTTGGATGCCGTAAGCGTGTCGCATCCACAGATGTTCGAACCGGTGGTGAACGGTGACCCGACGTTCTGAAGGTAGGCGCGCAGTCTGACGGTGTTCCAGACCTCGTTGCCACCGGCGTTGGCATAGTCAAGCAGCACGTCCGGACCCTCTCGTCAGCATGTGGTCAGTCTAGGGCGCAGAGGGCACACGTGCCGTGCGTGGGCATCGAGATGGACCGGTACCGGACAACTCGCTGGCAGGCCCGCAGGTGACCGTACAGAGCATTGCCGCAGCCTCACGCCCGCTACGCGGGTTACCAACGGCCCAACCGGCCAGCCGGAACACCAGCCGGTCACGGATGGCTTCAGCGAGCTTGCGCAGCATCCCGGTCCCACCGCAGGTTCAGCGTGACCTGAACGCCCATGACAACCCAGCATTCAACCGCGTGAACCCACAGGGACGTACCCGACCACTGGTCGGCCGCCACCAGGTACACCAGGGTGGTGATAAGGGACAGCCACCATCCGGCGCACATAATGCATCCCAGAAGGGACCTGATGAAGGTACGCACCTTCGACGTGTGCTTACGGGCGTGCCACAGTTCGAGCCGCTTCCGAAGGGGGTCACCGATAGTGTCGTCCACAACGAGCTGAGTGGCGCGCGCCGAAGCGAAGCCCAGGGCCGCAAGGATCATGAGATTCTGCACGGGTAAACCTTCCATGCCGGTGGTTGGGTACCTGATCAGCCTATCAACTACGCGAGGTTCGTTAGGCCAACACCCCCGATGACAGAACCAGCCGGTCAATGATCCGATTGGCGGTGGTGTCCGCGTCGCCAACCTCGTTCAGGTTGAACGTGTTGTTGATGACCACCTCGTTGCCACTGTTGCGCGCACCCGTCGCGGTGGCCGTTGCGTTGCTGCCACCCACTGTTGCGGAACCGGCGACCTTGCTGTTGTAGCTGAGGCTCTGCGGGGCGAATGCCGAGGTGGCAAGCTGCGACGGTGCGACAGTGGGGCCTGTCGCGGTCAGACCGGCGAACGGTGCCACCGTCGCACGAGCCACCTGGACGGCGCGCTGTGCGACGGTGGACACCATGTCGCGCAGACCAAGATCAAGGCCCTGCCCAGTCTGGTTACCGATCTTCCGGAACACCCTGGACGGTGAGTGGATGCCAAGGGCGTTCTTGGCTGCGGCAATGGCGCCCGACACCACCTCGCGGGCGGCGCTGGCGATCTGACCGGCAGCGGCCCTTACGCCGTTGACCATGCCCTGAATGAGCTGAACACCAGAGTCGTACAGGGCTGAACTGATTCCGCCCAGGGCTGACCTGGCACGCCCGGGCAGTTCCGAGATGATCGAAGTGAGGCGGCTGATCATGGTCGATACCGCGCTCTGTGCCTGGCTGGACGCGTTGTTCAGTACGCCGACCACAGAGCCGACGATGCCCGACATGGCCGACGTGGCGCGTCCGGGCAGGGTGGAAAAGAAGCTGACCACCTGGTTGATCATGTTGCTGACGGTGGCCACGGCCTGGTTGTACAGGTTCGAAAAGTACGAGACCACCTGGCTGTACAGGCTCGATACGTACGAAACCACCTGGCCAGGCAACGCGCTGAAGAACGCAACCACCTGGTTGTACAGGTTGCTGACGTACGAAACAACCTGGTTGTACAGATCCGCGAAGAAAGTGACGACTGTCGTGTACATGCTGGACACGGTGGTGGTTACCGATACATAGAGTCCGACGATGGCGCCGACCACATAGGCAACCAGGGCGGTGATCACAGCCACCGGCTGTTCGTACAGCTGCGTGAAGAACACGATCACCTGGTTGACCATGTTGCTGATGTTGGTCACGCCCGCGTTGTACAGGTTCACGAAGAACGCGGTAATGGTGGTGACCAGGTTGGACACCCACGTCACGGCACCTGTGTACAAGTTGCCGAAGTAGATGATCACCGCGTTGACCAGGGCGACGGTGACGGCCTTCACCTGTTCCCACGCGGTGTTCACGTTCTGCGGGAACGTCAGAATGGCATTGAGGGTGAACGTGATTCCGTCGATCAGGTACGTCAGGGCGGTCACGATGCCCTGGATGATCGGCACCACGATGTTCATGACCTGCCAGCCCTGCACGGCGATGCCGAACTGAATGGCCGGTGCGAGAACCTCAACCAGCTTGGCCGCGAACTCACCAAGCTTGGCCGCCAGGTCTACGATGGGTGGCACCAGCGGAAGCAGGGCGTCCACCACGCCCTTGAACCCGGCCAGCAGAACCGGAATCGCGGGCGCCAGGGCATTGACGATCTGCTGCACTACGGGTGCGATGGCGTCCGCGACGGCCTTGAAGATCTCTGCTAGCCCCTTCAGCAGAGGCGCCGCGATAGTCAGGGCCTGGGCGAGAGCATTACCGATCAAGGTGAGTAGCGGGGTGATCGCCTTGACCAGCGACAGGAACGCGTCACCGATGATCGGCAGAACGGGTGCGAGCGCGCTGGACAGTGCCGCGATCACCGGATAGAGCGCGTTCGCCAGTGCCGTCAGGGCGGCACCAAGCACGTTGCCCACAACGGCGGCCAGTTGAGCCACTACCGGCAGCAGGGGCGAAATGGCCTTCAGAATGGCCCCGAAGGCCGTGCCGATGGCAGTCAGGGCACCGCTGTTCGCCAGTGCGGTGAACGCCGAGGCCAACTGGCTGATGAACGCCTGAATGCCCGGCAGGGCGGCCTGGATGGCGCTTCCCAGCGCGTTGATCACCGCGACGATAGCCGGGCCGACGGCATCAAAGATGCCGACCAGGGCCGGGGCGATAGCCCCAAGCTGCGTCACCAGTGCAGAGATGATCGGGCCGATCTGAGCGGCAGCCGCCGACAGGCCACGGAACACGTTGGCGATAGCCGCCTGACCCTGGGCTGACGCCGTGAACTGCTTCACCTGGTCGGTGACACTCTTCAAGTTGTTGAGGAACCCGCCACTCACCGAGTTGGCCGCACTGAACACGTTGAAGAGAATCGAACCGACGTTCCCGATCACGGAACCGAGCTGCTTGAACACCGTGATGGCGCCGTCCACCCAACGGACGGCCGCACCGCTGTTCGCCGCGCTGGTGAGGAAGTTGTCCAGAGATGTACCGGCGTTCGCGAGAGCTGACCCGAAGCGTGCGCCGAACGCCTCAGAGACGGCACCACCAATCCGCAGGAAGCCAGCCGTCACCGCTGGCAGGGCCTTGGACAGGCCGTCCACACCCTGCACGGTGCCACTCAGAATGCGAGTTACATCCTGAACACCTTCCGTGCTGCGGGCATACTTCAGCACACCTTCTGCTGCCCGGCCCCATCCACCGGCGATATCGGTCAGGCCGGTCTTGAGGGGACCGCCCAGGGCTTCAGCGGTTGCCTTGATATCACCCTCAATCTTGCGGAAGAATGCGTCCTGGACCGACTTCTTCAGCTCGGTAAAGGCTGGCTTGAGCGCACGGATCTCGCGGGCCGTATTCGCGGCAGCCGGACTGAGATTCTTGAGGGCTTCCTCAAAGGCAGCCGCATCCTTGGCCTTGAGTGCGTCACCGAAGCCAGAGAACGCGATCTTGAGAGCGCCGAACGCCGCAACCGCCGTGAAGGCGACCGCTGGCAGAGCCGCCACGATGCCAACAGCCGGTGCGAGGGCGTTCACCAGGCCCACAATGCCGACCGTGGCGGAAGCGGCCGCCGATCCTACAGCCGTCAAAGCCGCCGCACCGGCCGCGATCTTACCGAGGGTCCCCGCCACACCGCCGATCTTCCCAAGGGCGTTCCCCACAGCGGCCAGAGAGTTCCGGTCGGCGTTCACCCTGACGTTGACCGGCGGGACACGGTGAGCCCGGACCGCTTCATTGAACCCTGTGAAATCGGGTTCCACCCTGACCTTGACACGCAGCTTGGACGCGACACGCGCGATAGCGGCAGAGAACGCCGCCTCGTCCACATCCGGTTCAAGCTTGACCCTGATCGAATCCAGGCTGTTCAGCCGGTCCACCCTGGCCCGGAAGTTACGGATGTCCGCCTCAACGGGCACTCGGATGCGGGCGTCACGGGCGGCGAGCTTCAGGTTGCGTACCATGCGGGCCCCGGCCGAAACCGAGGCGGCGTCAAGCTCACGCTCAAGACGATCGCCAAGGTCCCGGATAGCCGCATCAACACGAGACCTGTCCAGACGGGGCCGGATGTCCACCTGGATGGCGCCGCCCGTAATGGACGCTACGGCCGCACTGAACGCGCTGCGGTCAAGCTCGGGTTCCACCTTAACCTTGACGGCCAGGCCGGACGTGACCCCATCCAGGGCGGCCTGAAACTCGGCGCGGCGAACCTTTGGCCCCACAGCGACCTGAACCGTCCGCAGACTGTTCGCGACGGCCTGTACGGCCGCCTGGAAGTCCGCGCGCCTCACCCTTGGGCCGATGTCCACCTGGACGGCCCGAAGGCTGTCAGCGACACCCTGCACAGCCGCCTGGAACTCGGCACGACGGACCCTTGGACCTATCGGCACCTGAACCGTACGCAGACTGTCGGCAACGGCCTGCACCGATGCCTGGAACTCACCACGGGAAAGCTTCGGACCGATGGCGACCTGAACCGTACGCAGACTGTCGGCAACCGACTGAACGGCGGCCTGAAAGTCAGCCCGCCTGACCCTGGGGCCGAC